GCCACCTTCGTGTGCAGCGCAAGTGGTTTTTCTAAAGGGGGGTAAACCCTAAAAATAAGAGCTTTTTAATTTTAGATCGATACTTTTTATCCATAAAATGTAAGTGGGGTGATGTCGTGGATAAAGGATTGAATGAAAGGAAACCGCCTACTCATTTAAAGAAGGTAGGAAAAGACACTTGGATTCGTATTTGGTCTGTTTTAGAAGGAGAAGGTAAGGCTGATATCAATGATCCAATTGTAGTTGAAGCGATTGCCTTCAGTTATCAAATGTTTAGGGAAATGGCAGCCAATGTTAAAAAAGAAGGTCTGACAATGGAGTATACAAATAAAGCAGGCGCTACAAATCTAACTAAGCATACTTTAATTCCAGAGATACCTAAGTATTTACAGCAGATTCGTCAATATTTAGGGGAGCTAGGGTTGACTGGGGCAAGCCGGAAAAAGCTTCAGGAAGAGTTAACTGGAGATTCTGATGATGATTACGACAACTTCTAAGCCATCTGAAATAGCTAAGTGGTATAAAAATTGGCGAAATGAACAGATACAGCATTTTAATATTTTGATCGATCCATCTCCTGAACTAAGAACAACATGGTATGCCGAACAAGTTGTGAAAGGAAACATAATAGCTAGTAAGAAAAACATCTTGTCTTGTCAGCGTCATCTAAATGATTTAAAGAGACAGGGGACTGAGGAGTTTCCTTGGATATTTGATGAAGAAAAGGCTCATAGACCAATACGATATATCGAAAAATTTTGTCGTCCATCAAAAGGTGACTATAAAAGGTTAGTTCTTCAACCGTGGCAACACTTTGTTATAGGTTCTTTATATGGATGGATTCATAAGGATACTGGTTATAGGCGCTTTCGTGAGGGCCTTATTTTTATTGGGCGTAAAAATGGGAAAACGACAATGATTTCTGGTTTGTCTAATTATGCTGTTGCTAAAGATAATGAGCCAGGTGCTCGTGTTTATGTTTTGGCAAATACAAAACAGCAAGCTGGAGAATTGTTTGATGAAAGTCGTGCAATGGTTCAAAAATCCCCCCTTCTTCGGAAGCATTTACGTGAAAATCAGAAAGGCATTTTTCATGATAAAACGCATTCTAAAATTGAACCTCGCGCATCTGACAGTAAGAAGCTAGACGGATTAAATACACATCTTGGTATTTTTGATGAAATACATGAATTTAAGAATTTCAAGTTAATCAATGTTATTAAAAAATCACGTGGTGCACGTAAACAACCAATGATTGTTTATATCACTACAGCAGGGTATCAGCTTGAAGGACCGCTTGTTCAATACTATGAAATTGCAACGGATGTTTTGGAAGGGGTTATCGACCAAGATAGAAAGTTTTATTTCATGGCTGAAATGGATAATGTAGATGAAATTGAGAATCCTGAACTATGGATTAAAGCAAACCCTAATATGGGAGTTTCGCTAGACCTTCCATCGCTTATTGATGATTGGAATACAGACAAGCATACGGATGCTGAAAAAAATGACTGGATTACAAAGCAATTTAACATCTTTGTTGATAATGATGAAATGTCCTTTGTTGGTATTGAGATATTAAAAAGGAATGAAGGAGTTATTGATATAAAGGGATTAGCTGGTAAAGAATGTGTTGCAGGTTATGATTTATCTGCAACAGAAGATTTTACAAGTGCTTGTTTAGAGTTCCCTTTAGATGATGGAAATGTTTTTGTATTATCTCATAGTTGGGTTCCGCAGGCTAAAGTTGATCGTGATAACGAAAATATTAGCTTTAAAGAGTTTAAAGATAAAGGTTGGCTCACTATTATCCCTGGTGAGTATGTGAAATATGAGTATGTGTATGATTGGTTTGTTGAGCAATCTGAACACTATTTCATAAAGAAAATTACTTATGATCCAGCCAATGCTTATCGTTTAAATGAAGATTTGAAAGCATATGGATTTAAAACTGAACCAGTTCGACAAGGTCATTTAACTTTAAGCCCAGCATTAAAGGATGTAAAAGAATTGTTGTTAGATGGAAAAATAATTAGTAATAAAAACCGTCTTTTCCGTTGGTATATGAATAATGTAAAGCTTGTGGAAGACAGGAACGGGAACTTTTTACCATCTAAACAGAGTAAATATCGAAAAATTGATGGTTTTGCAGCGTTTTTAAATGCTCACACAGAAGTAATCCCTATGTTATCTCAATTACAAGGTGATGGAAATATTGAATTTATATCAGTTAACGATCTTTTTAAATAGAAAGGCGGTGAGAAATTGAAACTGATTAATCGTGTTAAGGGGGCAATTAAAGGAGCTTCATTGGGATGGAAAGGTGCTGGATATGACTTCACTTCATGGTTTGGAAGGAAGTTTTGGGGTATTGATAATGCGAAGTTAGCTACAAATGAGACGATTTTTAGTGTGATTAGCAGATTATCTAATACAGTAGCATCTTTGCCATTAAAGCTTTACAAGGATTATGACACGGTTTTTAACCAAGTGTCTGATGTTGTGATTAATGAACCGAATCCAAACATGACCGGATTTGAATGGATAAATAAAATTGAAGTTTCAAGAAATGAGACTGGAAATGGATATGCAGCTATTATCCGTGACATTCGATTTCAAGTGGAATCATTAATCCCTATTGAATCCGCTTATGTAACGCCTTTTTTAAACACTGATGATAATAATTTGTGGTATGAGGTACGTGGGATTGAAGGTACATATTATATCCACAATATGAACATGTTTCATGTTAAACACATCACAGGTATTTCAAGATGGAAAGGTATTTGTCCAATTGATGTATTGAGAAATACTCTTGAATATGATAAGGCAGTACAAGAATTTAGTTTGTCAGAAATGCAGAAGAAAGATAGTTTTATTTTGGATTATGCAACACAGGTAGATAATGACAAGAGACAAAAAATCATTGATGATTTTAGACGATTCTATCAAGAGAATGGTGGTATTTTATTCAGGGAACCAGGTGTGAATATAGAAGAAATGGAGCGGAAATACTTCGCTTCAGATACGTTAGCATCAGAACGGATTACTCGTTCAAGGGTTGCTAATGTTTTTAACGTTCCGGTTACATTTTTAAATGACACGGAAGGACAGAGTTATAGCAGTAATGAACAGCTGATGATTCAGTTTGTTCAAATGACTTTAACTCCTATTGTTCGCCAGTATGAGCAAGAAATGAACCGTAAGTTGCTGAATAAAAAAGAACGGCAAGAAGGCCATTACTTTAAATTTAACCTTGGAGGGCTGTTAAGAGGTGATACGGCTTCAAGAACAGCTTATTATCAAGCTGCAATTAGGAGTGGATGGTTATCACAAGATGATGTTCGTCAAAAAGAAGATGAACCGCCTGTGGGTGGTAATGCTTCAAAACTTTGGGTAAGTGGTGATCTATATCCGATTGATATGGACCCAACTCAACGGAAGGGGGTGAAAAACGGTGGCAAAGAACAAACAGAATAAGTTTTTTCAAATGAAAGCATCTGCCAATGGTAAAACGGCCGATGTTTTTATTTATGGAGAAATTACAAAGTATGCATGGGAAGAGTATGGAGAAGTATCTTCTATTACGTTCAAAAATGAACTTGATGAATTAGGTGACGATATTGAAACGATCAACCTTTACATCAATAGTCCAGGTGGATCTGTCTTTGAAACGATGGCTATTATCGCAATGTTACAAAGGCATCAGGCGAAGGTTATCTCTTATATTGATGGAATAGGCGCTTCATGTGCGTCAGTATTACCAATGATTTCAGACAAAATTATTATGTATGCTAATTCAATGATGATGATTCATAATGCGTGGACATACGCATCAGGAAATGCCAATCAGTTACGTAAAGCAGCGGATGACATTGAACGTATTAACCAGTCGATGGTACAACACTATTTAACTCGTGCTGGCGATAAGTTAGATGAAGATACATTAAAACAATTACTAGATGCAGAGACATGGTTATCAGCTGAGGAAGCAATGAATTATGGACTTTGTGATGAAATTATCTCAGAAAATAATGCGGCAGCATGTCTAGATGAAAAATGGATGAAAGAATACAAAAATGTTCCACAACAATTAGTAAACGCACAAGCTAACATACCATCCAACGAAATGTTAGAAAGACAAAAAATTGCCGAAGAAGCGAAAGCTAATGCGGACTATATAAAGACAATTTTAGGAGGAATTCATTTATGAAAATGAAAAATAAATTTCGATTATCTCTTGGTAACTTTCAATACTTTTCAAAAAATACATTATTTGAATTAAAGCAAAATTTATCCACTATTGGTCAACAGCTCCAAAAAGTAGAGAATGAGCTTTCTCAGAAGGCAATTGATCCATCCGCAACCATGGATAGTCTTCAAGCGTTACAACAATCTAAGAAAGACCTACAAATGCGTTTCGATGTAATTAAAGAACAACATGATACGATGGAAGCTGAACAAAAAGCACAATTCCAAAGTCAAACTGGTTTGCAAGCTATTGAAGATCCAAAACAAAAGGTAGTTGCAGCGAAAGCAGAATTGGTTCGGGCAACAATTCGCGGTGGTACCTTATCACAAGAAGCGCGAGCGGCTCTTGGTGATAAAAATTCCACAGGTGGAGAAAAAATTCTTCCAAGTACGATGACGAACGAACTATTACATGAGCCATTTGTTAAAAATCCATTAAGAGAGGTATCTACATTTACAAGTGTGACTAACCTTGAAATTCCCAAAGTTACATTTACATTAGATGATGACGATTTTATTGCTGATACAGAAACAGCGAAAGAATTAAAAGCTGAAGGTGATGTTGTAATATTTGGGCGCAATAAATTCAAGATTTTTGTCCCTATTTCAGAAACTGTTTTAGCAGCAACTGACACAAACTTAGTACAAACAGTAGATCAAGCACTAGAAAGTGGTTTAGCAGCAAAAGAGAAAAAAGTAGCATTCACAACAACTCCTAAAGCAGGAGAAGAATCCATGTCATTCTATAAAGCTGGTATTAAAACTATTAAAGGTGCTAATTTATACAAAGCTATTAAGTCAGCAATTGCAGATTTACATGAGGATTTCCGTGCAAATGCAACTATTAAAATGCGTTACGCTGATTATCTAGATATAATTGAAATGCTTGC